TGCGAACTTTTATCAACCAATCCAGGAAACTAGTATTCCTGGGTTGATAGACGTTTATGGTTTTTTACCATGCCTCAATCCCTTTAACCGTATCGCTACGGAAGGAAAGTGGGGGCAAGGAAAGTAGTGTGGATCAAGGAAAGGAGTTTATACGGCTCCTTGTCCTTAATGCGCGCTGCTTGTCCGGGTCCAGCGTTCCCTCGAGTGGTCTCGAGGAAGCGTGGGACTATGACTATATGTCACTGTGGGAGGCGCGATTTGGTGGTTCGAAATTCGTCCACTTAAATCACGCTTCAAAAATTGCGGTTTTAAAGACCAGAACCTATTGGTACTGGCGTTTGAAACCAAACACTCGGCGGATGGTTGAGGCCCTTCTTAAGGATAAGAAGGGTACTCTCCATCTCAAAGAGATTTTGCATACGGTGGACGGGACGATATCTTCGATGATCGTCTCGTACCCCGAGGCATTGTTTACATCACCCGACCCGAAGACGGCGTACGACGCTTCGGACCGGGTGATGAACTCAATTATTGCGAACTGTCTTTTCGACTACGCTGGGTTCCAGCGCAGTTGGAAGAAGTTCAAAAAGGAGCTGAAGAAGGCGGCCTTCCTTAGGGAAGAATACCACCCTCCTCAGCAACAAATTCGTAAGCTGTCGTGGGTTAAACTTGTCTTAGACAAGTATAACAAGACGGCGCATACAAACAGTAAGGCCAAGATGTTCCGGGTCTGTGCATTCACACAGACTCGGGCAACTGGCCTTGCAGACTCTAAAATGATCCGTGAGACCATCGATGAATTCATCGATGAGGTCACGGTAAAGAAAGAGTTCAAACCAGATCGATATCTCTGCGAGGCTATCGATTTCGTTTGTGAACGAATTGCGATTCAGGCAACTGGGTATTCACCTCACTTTAGGGTGAGCATGTCTACTTCCAGTTGCGTAGAATCAAAGAAAAGTGAAGAGGGGAAGTTCGGTCATCTGAAACAGCGTTTCAGAGACGGCGAAATTCCCCCCATCCCAAAGTTTGGGCCCGAGAATCCTGGAGGCCAGATTGGTACTCTGGTCTTCAACGAAGCTCGGGCGAAAATACGTTCGAATGACCTTGACATTTGGAAAACAAATGTCACGGGCATTCGAGAAAACGGTAAATGTAGAGTGGTTACAAGTGGGTCCTTTTACAAGGATGCCATCTTGCAACCATTCTCTCATTTAACAATTGAGGCACTGAAATGCGAACCGCTTTTGCGGGACTCATTTCAGGCCGCTCGACTTGGATACAAGTTCGTGGAGGGGATCAATCATCTTGATCCTGTCCGCGGCGAGATCCTATTTGAAGACGATGTTCTGGCTGCCTCCTTCGATTGGACGAAGGCGACAGACAGACCAACGCATGCGTCCGCTCATTTTACGATGGGGAAACTCCTTCGTAAAATGAACGTACCAGAAGAAATTGTCAAAGACATATTCTCCGTCTGGCCAGGCCAGATGGACTTATATGTCAATGGCAAATACAAAGGACGTGCTGTGAACGGTATCCCCATGGGACACCCGCTCACCAAGTCCAACTTGTCCATGGCGCACCCCATCTGTTCCGCATACGCGGACAGAGTGGTCGCCAGGTTGAAGGGAGTAGGAGCCGGCAATGGTGACGACGGAGTCGAAATCAAAGCCGGTCCTCTCGCAAGAATGTGGATAGACGCATTCCTAGAGGGCTCACGCCAACTGGGATACGAACTTTCCCAAGATGACTTCTTCGTAACACGTGACTGGTTCACGTATTGCGAAGAGGTCGCAATGATACCGATTGACAGGTTTCACACCGTCGCAAATGCGTCGAGGTTGAAATCTGACAAGCTACTGCCTTATGTCGATATACCAAAATTTCGTTTGGTTATCGACACTAAGAAAGACAGAAGAGACTTCTCATCTGACCCGAAAGGTAAATATACCTTACTCGGGAAAGATATGGAGTACGTTCGCAAAGGCGGCGAGTTACAAGTTTCACACTTGTACTCCGTCGCCTCAGCAATGCAAGACGTATGTCTCGGACTGGCGTATCAGCCAGTTCCGGTGTACATACCTCGACAAGTTTTTGGTATTGGTAAGATACCAACTAACTGGAATCCAGTTAGTTGGGCCAACGCCATAATGAGCCAGAAGAGTCATCCGAGGAACGTGGCATACACGGTCCTACGGGAACTCACAGGCGAACGAGAGTGTGTTCTGACCAAACTCCGAGGAGTTATGTCTCAGAACACACATTTTGATAGGGAGTCATACGTGGAGATCAAAACGATCCCCGCGGATGACCCCATACGAGGTTATGTCGCCGTACCAGCTGACAAGTGGGATTTATTCCCACCTGGAGTGTTACAGCGACTAAGAGGAAACGGTAGGTTAATACCTGAGTCTAAGATTCAGGCATTTTACCTATTCCAAGAAAGGGTACAAGAGTTATCACAGGATAGACCTGTGGATCTCTTTGATACCATCAAAGGAATGTCGAACGCGCTCGACGTCGCCACCAAGGACGACGTTGTACGCGTTGCAAAGAAGATGAGGGATTGGTATTCCAACTCGCCCTGGACACTAGGTACAGAGCGGGAAGAAGACCTCTACCCTCGAAGCGTAATAGATGTTCTGGAAAAATCGAACCCCTTGAGGGTCGACTTGCCAGAATTCCAATACTTAAAGAGGTTTAACAAGCCTCCAAAGGTTGACAGCCCGTTTCAGCGGGCTCTCAACTCTTTGGAAGACTGGTTTTACGAAAACTATGAGAACATTCTAGCAGGGGAGGAGTATAATCTCCCCCCCTGCGATGTTATCGAAGATGATCCGATTATGATGTTACAAGCCAGTAGATCTGCTTGTGACGTCGTAATCTTCATAACGAATGACCGGAAGCTCGTGAACCAAGCGGTTCGCAAGATTCCGGAAAAACACATATGGCGCATCTCCGTCGAGAATTGGTTGAACCATGATCTCGACGAAGGTGCATTCAAACGTGCATTGAAGGAACGTCTCGGCGACATCGAGATCGACTTTTTAGTCGATCAAGGTGCACTCGAGACGTACCTAATGAAAACTGACATTGATCCTACGCGATATCCTGAATTCGCGGAGGACATATGTCGACAAAAAGTGAGATCTCAGGCCGATATATACGATGTATATACGGCACCGAGACCATTAAGTGCAAAGAACATCTTCGAGGTCGTTGAGATCCCGAAATTTTCTTTGACCAGACAAGGGGCATTGCCACGTACGAATACTCGTACTTAGTGGTGACCCGTGGTGCAGGTTAACCCCCACTCCGAGTGATCGGAACGGTTAGAGAACTAGTTTCCTAGCCCTCCCGTCGCGATCGGGCCTCTCGAAAGGGAGG